GCTACAAAAATGGGCTATGAAAGTGGTTCTAGGATTTCCAGAGTGCTAAGAGGTGAAGGACATCCGAGTTTTGACTTCATTTCTAAACTTTGTGATTTATATCCTGACTTAAGAATGGATTGGCTTAAAGTAGGGTTTGAGCAAAGAAATGGTTTGTTTCATATTAAAATGAATATAGAAGGACATGAGGTTTATTTGCCGAAAGGGTTTGAGGATTTAGGGACCGCTAAGAAATATGCTATTGAGCATGTTCTAACTAGCTACATTTAGAAGAGTAGTCACAAGCGAGACGCTTGCGCCAGTGATAGGGTGGGTTTTACACTCCGTTTTATAAAATAAGCAAGTCTATGGGCTGTATGATTAGCAGATAGTAAAAGTGTTCTTTGAATTACCTTATATAAAGGTGTCACTACCGTTGCTTATTTTTTATCTTCTTATCTCTGATTCGGCTTCAATTTCATTGACTACTTCCATTGCATTACGGGCTTGTATGGCGGAATAGTTGACTTTAAGATTTGTCGCCCATGTTTGTACTGATTGTGAATAGGTTTCTAAATTCATATTTAAAGCATCTAGTTTTTCAATCATTTCAATAAAGTACTTTGTGCTTTGTTCTGTTGTTTTTTCTCTATTTGTGTTGGCTGAGGCTAATGCTCCGCTTGCTGTGTTGCCTCCTTCTGCAAATGCTTTCCCTTTGCGTACTCTTTCGCCTTCGAGCCATCTTGCTGTGTCTGCATAGCGCGGATCACGGAGCATCCAGTTCGGCATTACCCACTCTGGTCCTTTCTCCCCTATAGCTCCAAATTGATTGTGTGCATTGCCTCCTTCAGCAAAACTACCAATATCATTTAAGAGTGTTCCGTCAGGCATTACAGCCGTTCCGCCTAACATAGCTAGTGTTGTAGTGGCCCCACCTTTTGCAAATTGTTGTGATTCTACTTTTTTAATTGCAAATGCAGTTCTACCTACTGCTATACCCGCTTGCACTGCCGCTAATACTGGACCTACTATTGGGATGCTCGAGTAACCTGCAAATAAGCCAGCTATTTCCCTTAGACCATCTATTATAATTTGCGCTTTCTGAATTCTTTTTTGTTTCTCTCCAGCTTCTTTCTTCTTTTGAACCTTTTCATCTTCAAGCTGCTTTATTTTGCTAGCGTTTTGCTCCCTTGCGTTTTCATCAGCAGATAAAGCCTGAATTCTCTGGTCAATACCGCTTAATTCACTTTGTAAATTAGTGTTGATTACATCAGAAGCAAAATTAGAAAAGTCTTGAATAGTGCCGTAGGTAGCTTGAGCGATTTCCTTGCGTTGCGCTGCTTTCTTCTTTGCATAATCAACTTCTTCTTGTCCTTTTCGCTTATCAATATCGAGAAGGTTTTGCTGAAGCTGCCTATACTGGTCTGTTTCTGTCATACCAGCATCTTCTAACAACTGCATTTTAGACTGAGTGAAAAGCTTTTCTTGTTCGAGTCGAATCATGTTCTTTTCATGCTCCGCTTGTAACGATAAGTCAAATTTCTCTTTATCCCTATCGCTTAATTGCTGTTCCCACTTTTCCATTTCCTCAATTTCAGCCATTATATTCTCTGTCTTTTGAGTGCGTAGAGCTTCTGTTTTTTGCTGCTCAAATTCCTGTTGTTTGAGTAGTTCTTGCTGATTAAATTGATCGGTTAATTGCTTTTTTTGCGCTTGAGATAGCTTTTCAGACTCTATTATTTGTTGCTTTTGGGCTTGGATAGCCTGAATTTCACGTTGGTTTTTGAGTTCTAATTGGGCTATTTCCTTATCTGTTCCCTCTGCCATTAAGGAAATTTTGAGGTCTTCTACTGCTTGGGTAGCTTCCAAATCCCATTGATTATAGGCCGCTTGGGCAGCTTGTATTTTATCTATTCGCTCCTGCTCTCTCTTTATTGCATCATCATTTTCTTTTTTGCGCTCTGTTTCAATTGATTTCAATACTGAATTTTCTAACACTCTAACAGACATCCTTTTTTTAGCTGCTGTAGCTTCAAAATTTGTTCTTTCTGCTATTAATCCAGCAAGTTCTAATTCATCTTCCCTCAATGTATCATTGAGAGAATGCTCTAATTTCATTCTTTCAATTTTCAAATCTAAGAAAGATTGTTCTTCAGATAAAAGCTGGTTTTGTGCTGCAGCTGCTGCACGGGCTGCGGCTAGTCTCTCTTGTTCAGAATTACTGACATCATTTGCTATTTCTTTTGAGCGATTGTATTGTACATTTAATTCTGCACGAGATTTTGTTAGTTCGATTTCTGATTTTTCAATTGATTTTGTTAATTCATCTAATCGCGTACCGGCCTCAATTCCTTTATTTACAGCCCCAGCGAATTCATTCCCTAAGTTTTTAGCCGTGTCGGCTGCGGAACTCATCGCTTTACTTATTTTATCGGTACCATTTGTAATCCCTAATTGCATTTGAATTGCACCGTCTCCCATTTCTTTGAAACCCTGTTTCCAGTCTCCTTTAAAAATTTTAATTAGACCGCCTGCCAATACTCCAAAAGACTTGATTCGGTTCATCACCTGGTCTTTTAGAAAATCCATTAAATCCATTAAGGTTTGTTTTGGATTTTTCACAGCTTCGGTTACTGTATCAAAACCTTTGACTAGATTATTAAAAAGAAATTTACCTAATTGTTGTACAACGCCTATTAAGGTTTGAAAAATGGCTTTTAATGGACGTGTAACGGCAGTTACCTTGTCCATGCCTTCTTGCGTAGATGTTAGATATGAAATCAAAGCACCGATTACAATAAGTAAGGCTCCTATTCCTGTAGATGCAATTGCGAGTTTAAGTATTCCGAAACGCTTGGATAGCGCACCAACGAAAGTGCCTGTTTTCCCTATTTCATTGCCAATCATGGCAAATTGACCACCGAAAGGTACTATTTCAGAAAAAGAGCTGGTTAAGTTTGTAGTCGCTTTTTGCGTGCTATACATTTCATCCTTAACCCCCTTCATTCGATTACGAACGTCTTTTAACTGTTTCGATTTATTAACGAACTCTTGAGAATTTGCTGGTAATTTTTTCAGTTGATTGTCTAAGATTCTGGCTGAGGCTGCCATATCTTTAAAGGAAGCATTAAATTTGCTTCCATTTGCAATTATTTCGACTTTACGTGTTTCTTGAGCAGATGCCATAAATTGAGTTTTACAGCATAAAGGATGGAAATTAAATGGGGGGAATGGAAGACAATTTTTAGACAGCCCCCCAACCCCCAAAGGGGTTTTTGGGTGGTGAAAATCGGTGAATTTAGAACTAGCAGAAAAATAGACACAAGCGAGACTCTTGCGCCAGTGAGCCTAAAACTTCATGTTGATTTTGTTTGCTCCGCCAGTTCCTTTACTTAATTTCATTTGAGCATCGTCCGCAAATTTGGAAGTCATTATTTCCTGAAAAACATATGATTCACGTGCTACTGCTTTTAACCATGGTTTTTCCTTTCTTCCGCTTCCGGCTAATTTAGCTGCAGCACCACCGCCTTTGTCAACTCCATTTCCCACGCCAAAATGCGGAAAAATACCGTAATACTCATAGGCTATTGTCGCTCTATAAACATCTCCCCCGCTTAATTCTTCTACGGTTGCTTTTATTGACCTATATAATTCGCCTGTGTCTTCTACTTTAAGCTTCTTAATTCTCTGCTGAATTAATGGAACTACTTGTTTTAACCATTCATTGGCGACTTTCTTCTTTTCGTTTTCCATTTTAATAGAATATACGATTTAATTTCAATTGAGATTTACCTAAGCCCGCCCTGGATGCATCGGTACTAATAGATTCTATAAAATACTTCACTCCATTATCTAATATTTTTTGATCAATTTGTAGATTTAGAAATTGGATAAGATTTAAATTAGCTTCTTTGGTGATGGTTTCTGTGTTTTCTTTAAAAGCTAAATAATCCTGATAAGCGTTATTGACTATTCCATTTGTTAAGCCCCATCGTAATGAGGTTTCTGCAATCTCGTAAGTGCCACGCGGATAGTCATTGCCTAAGCTGTCCTGGTCCATGCCATCAAAAAAAGCAATACGGAGGTTTCCTCTTTTTTCACCTAATTCAAACTCATCTCCGCTACCCGATATTTCGACATGTGGAATTTGCCAATTTCTTGCGTTTTCGTTATCCGTAATATTGATATCAGCCACAGTGGAAGCCGATGTTTGAATTTTCATTTTACCGTTACCTATTTTATGCCTCAGCCAAGGCGACTGTTTACTGATTTCATCGTTGCTATCCTCTTGCTGAATGAATTCAGCGCCATCATAGGCATTAGGAATTTTGTCATTATAGTTTTTGGCTGTGGCCTTGCTTAAATCCAAATAACTATTGTCGTTTATTTTATCCTTTATCGTAATAATTTCAATAGTTTTTTCCCTTGAATTAATTTTAAAATAAAGGCCCAAAAGTATTTGTATTTCAATAAGGAAACTGCTCTGTTTTATGTTCGGTAAATGATTACTGATGTTAAAATTGGTTTTGAATACATTAGTTCCAGCACTTAGTTCATCTAAAGAAAGAGTGTTTAAAATCACCGCTTTTTTGGCTACGTTAGATTCTAACCATGTTCCCTGTAATGTGAATCCTGCCTCTTCCGCAATCTTATGAAGAATTGTTAAAACAAAAGGAAATGGAACTCTTGTGTGTTTATTCACTTGTGAACTATTCGCTATTAATCCGCCATTATGGTAATAGTTCATGTATCCACTGTAGTCCTGATTTTTGTCACCGTAAAAATTGGGATTATAAACCGGGAAAAATACGTATCGACTGTCCGGGTAATTTTGAGTTGTATTATATACTACTGTTTCATCATTAAAGCCTAAATCACTAATTGTTTTATCGCCTAGTTTTTGTGATAGATCCCCTGCATTTGAAATAAAGTTAAAAGCGTATTCTTTTGGTTTTATTGATTTCAATTTCAAAGTACCTTTTTGATAGGCTATATTCTGAAGAAACATCTCTACATTTTCATATTTATTAACAATTGAGGGAATGGTAGTCAGTTCCGCAAAACCAAAATCACGCTGATTTTGTTTCGAAAGCAAAGCATTGAAATTGAATGTTTTGGTGCCTGGTATTTTATCTCTGAATAATAGCGGGTTTTGAGCCTCAATGGTAAGGCTGGTATTTTTCGCTAATTCTATGAATCTATGATTTAGCTTGAATCCTATCATAATTGAGGAGTAAAGTTTTCGATTGGTGTACGAATCACATCAAATTCAAGTGGGATGATTTTCTCGAAATTGTCGTTTATCTTGTTTTTGACGTTAATTCGTATGGGAAAATATTCCTCATTTACAATTTCATATACTTCTTCGGAGGTAAAGAATGGAATTAATTGTTCGATTTCCTCAGCTGTATAGTAACCAGCCGAAATTCTTTCGCTTTGGTTGGCAATTTTACGGGTAACTTCTTCTTCTCTGTCAGTAGGATTCCATTCTGTTCCAAGATTTTTAGTTATGGTTTCTTCCGATGTGCTGATTTCCGTTTCATTTTTACCTTCAAAGGCTGCTGTTTCCCAAGCCCCTAGGGTATTAAGGTAAAGAAATTGTCGGACAGGATGTTTTTCTTGTTTAATGTTGATTTTGATTTTATCCGTTAAGCTGGCTCCATTATATTGAATATTGAATTCAAAGAAATCAATTTCTTTGTTAGGATAAATATCATCTAATTTCCATTGTCGAATTGAAGGACGAATGAAATATACCTCAAATAAATCGGGCTGAAAAGAGAAACTTTGAAGTTGTCCGTTATAAATAGTTCCGTCTTTATATTTAATAGTGTATTGACAAGACATTGACTGGTCCAGAGACGTTAACATGACAAAAGCCATGAAATTATTCTGATTTTTATAAATAGAATATTCCTTATTTTTCCATGACAACCATTTTGCCTGCTTGCCTTGCAAATTATTGAAGTATTTTTGCTTAGCGTGTTCATATTTACTCAAGCCGCCTTTTATTAAAATGAATGCCTGACCTGTGACGTTTGGTTGCTCTACTGGTGGCGTGCCGTATTTCTCAGAATATCGTAATCTGTAGCGTAGGAATGAATCGTTTTTTCTCCATATTCCAGTGCTGTTACCAAATAATTGATTAAAAATAGTGGGTAGCTCATTTGTAAAATAATTATCTAGTATGGTGGAAACATCAAAAGTAGTCTTTCCTTCATCATCTGCAGATTGTTCTATTTTAATTATTTCTGTATAATTGTTTGGTTGCGTTAAAATTGGTGCAACATCTACCGCACAGGTAAAACTTAAATTTGGCTTGTTTTGCAAATCTGCTACTGGATCAATTTTTAGTAAAACGGGATTTTTGGAAAATTGAAATTTTGGTGTTGATAGTTGTACAATAGCGGTTGCCTGCTCTCCAACACTATCGGTAACTACTACACTATAAGTACCAGGTGATAAATTAAATCGATCTTGCGATTGTGCTCCATCGCTCCATTGATAGGAATAGCCAGGACTGCCGCCCGTGACGGTAAGAAATACATCGAAGTCTATAATTTGAGTTTCAATGGCTAAAACAAATACTTGATTTACAGTGAAAGTTGATTGAAATTGGTCTCCTGAATCTAAATCGGTAACCGTAATAGTATAATCTCCGGTTATAAGGCCGTTAATGTCTTCTGTAATTTCACCATTACTCCAGATAATTCCGTAATTTCCTGAGCCTCCTGAAAGGCTTGCATCAATAGCCCCATTATTTTCTGCTACATTAGAAACAGGTGTAATCTGACCCTCAATAGTGATGGCGCCAACCGGTTGATGGCTTAAAATAAACCTTTTTCTTTGGGTAACTCCTGTTAAATTATCGGTAACTGATATCCAGTATCCACCAGAGCTTAGACCAGTAGGACTTAAGGTTTGGAACCCATCGTCCCACTCCCAAGTAAATCCATCTTCAGAACCGCCCGTAATGGTAACATCTAAGGTACCATTATCATTAGATTGATTATTAGGGTCTGTTTCAATAGCTGAAATGCTAAACGCATCGATATTTCCTGATTGACGAACTTCATCGATATAAAATCTTGTATTATTTAATGCATTGGCAAAATCCTGACTTGAAATCGGATCATTATAGGCTAAAACTAACTGAAAACCAAAGTCATCATTGCCGTTTCCTATTCTATTGACATAAGCTTCCATTTCCACAAAATGAGTGTTGCTCGTCATATAAGAAACTTGATCCATAGATTTAATCCAATTTTGTAGAGGATTAAATGTTAATAAAGAAGTTATATTATCATTAAGATCCGAGGCGGGATCTTCCACTGCTAAATAAGGAAATTGTAAGTTTACCTCGCCTCCAGAATTGTAAGTTCTTTGAGCGAATAATTTCCACTTGTCAAGATTAACGATTCCTTGAAATTGGATACCTATTTTAAACTTTACATGATTGAATTTGAAATCTTCAGGAATATCACATTTGAAGCCGTAAGTGGTTAATACAATATATCGCCCTTGTCCGTTTGGTATTGGAGAGCCTGACGCAATTCCTTCATGAAATAATCTTAAAGACTGGTTTCCTTCTGTTTTGTAAGTTACGGAAACGTCTTCCTGATAAACACCCGAAGTTCGTATTCCAAAAGGCGGTTGGGTTTCGAAATTACCACCATCACCGTTTAATATATTCTTATATGCCATTATTCGGGTATTTCGTTGAATTGAGATGCTTTAAACGCTAGGTTACTTTCAGCTGAAATGTTGATAGCAATATGAAAGCGAGTGCCATAGTAGCCATCTAATATTTTAGCTATTTTTTCATTTTCGTTAGCGGAATGCTCTAAAATGCCATGGGTTGGGTTTTCTCTGTAGTGGTTGTCCATCCATCCCAATATTTCTTCTCCAATACGTTCAGTTTTATCAAATATTTGCTCCTGTTGCTCAAAATTGTCCTCTTCTACTTTATCGAGAATGATAAAAGCGCCTTGGATCACCTTTCTTTTATTGTCCTTATTTTTACCTACGTAATCGACTACATAAGACTGCAATAGCATGAAAGGAGTTGCCAATTTGCTTTCCAAAGCGGTTAGGAACTCCCTGATTTCAGCATGGGAGTTTAAATATGGGTCTCTGTTGAGGACTATTCTTGCAAAATGCGTTTCATGAGAATCGGGCTGGTGCAATATTTCCTTATGCGCAATAGCTAAATTTCGAAAGGCGGTGGTGTAGGTGCTATGTGATTCTATTAGCTTCATTTCTTCTTATTTTTGCGTTCCCACTCTTCCTGGTCTTTTAGGTCAATCTGCATTTTTAGAAAAATTTCATGCATATCGTTTTTCATTACTTCTGATACTTTGCCAAACTGATCGCCTGACATTCGCATAAAGGTTTCTGGCCATCCGTAGCTTTCTACTGAGGCTGCTGTTTTTTTGGAGAAAACACGGTCGTAAGTTTGCTCAATTTCTTTACGACAACCCCTGTAAAATGTATAAATACCCAGTTTCTTCCAAGTGCTTAGTTTGGCTATTGTTTTGGCTCGCTTATCAACTGTATAAGTGTTGAAATTTTCTCTTAAATCACCATTATATTCAGGTGATTTTATTGATTTAAGGGGGTCTTTTTCACGATACAAAGAAGCTATTAGAAGATGAAGGTCTTCGTCTTTTTGATGCTTATGGTAGTTGAGGAAATGAAAGTCAGCTTCTGAGAACTCAGAGGCGTTGACATTGCCCATAGTGTTTGATGGCCCTAAATAGCTTTTGACTCCAATCTTTATTTTTGGGAAGAAATTGCGGGTAACGACTGATTTATCAGAATAAACCCAGTCAAAAAGCCATTGCAGCTGTACTCGTTGAATGAGGGTTAGCCGTAGCCACATTAAAAAGCTGGTTTTGCTGAGCATCATGGTAATCATTGCTCTTTGTGCTTCTTTGCCGGGTATTAGGTAAAATATTTGATGGATCCGAATGAACTGCTTTGTTGTGAGCTCGTCCCATCGTTCCGGATAAGTAGATTTTTTGGTCTTTATTCCTTCTGACTTCTTTTTGAGCCAAAGTGGTTTGAATGGCCATATTGTGTAAGGTATTTTTAATTCTAAATTTCCCATACTTCAAAAATGAGGAATGAATAAGGAAAATTGGAAGACAATTTTTAAGGCTTCGGATGATTATGTAAGATTGATTTGCTAAAAGGGAATGACTTTAAGCAATTGGAGATTTGTTTGTTAGTTTTGATTTTCTTTTCTCGTATTTTTCAAGTGCTTTGATATCGCCTTATGTAGCCATTTCGAAAAGCTTTAGGTCTATTTTGTATTCTGCTAAATACACCCCTTTTTTATATAGTTTATTGATATCTGAGTTTTCATTATCGAATTCCTCTATAAGATTCTTTTCTGAAATACTTAATAATACGGCTATTCGATGTGGATCATATCCTAGTGCGCCAAAGTCAATTATTTGATCTTGTTCTTCTTGAGATAGTTTCATAATTCGCTCCAATGTTTAGATGATTGTGATTTTTCTTCTCCGTAGTTTTCAAAGAATGCTTTGACACATTGATTTACTTTTGCGGAGCTTTCGATAAATCCTAATTGCATGTTATCGAACGTAAATTCTACGTAATTTTGAAGGAATGTGAATATGTCATTCCCTTCGTCTATTTCGAATAGCTCGCAGGTTTTATTTGCATTGAGATTCATACTGCTTCTTATTGCTACTTTATAGGGATCATTATAAATCAAGACGAATTTAGCGTGCATTTCGGAGGTTCTTATATTTTCTAAGCCGAAAATTTCTTCTATTGAAGCTGCATATTTTTGTTGTCTGGTTTTATAGGAATGGTCAGTTAATATTTTGAAGTCGTTTATTAGGTTGGAATCTATCATCCATTTTACTTGATGTACGTCTTTAATTCCGGCTGACCATGTAGCTATGACTACATTTGCTTTCCCTGTTTTTGATAAAACAGAATGGATTAAGTCAATTAAAGAGAATCTTCCGTTGGTTAGTCCTAATATCCTGCAATTTTTATCGAAGTTTTGAACGGCTTGACCCGCATCTTTTTCTTTGAAGTAGCCTAATTCTGATGTTTTGAATCGGAAATTAGATATTTGTGCTTTTTTGGGTTCAAATATGGGTTGCTGCATTTTTAGTTAGATTTAGCTTTTTGATAATAATTTCTAATTTTTAGTTGGAGAAAAATAGCGTCTGCATAAGATGGTGATGACTCTAATTTCCATTCTGATTTTTCATTGCAATAGCCGTATTCTTTCATTATTCGCATTAACCGGGTGTCTATTTTGTTTTTGCTTGCAAATTTTGTGTAGCTGTCATTTGGGCTTGAATTTGCTCTGTAGTGTATCTTTCGTAATATATTGTAAAGATTCTCTATTTTATCACGCCATGACCCTACGTAAACCAATTCTTGAATAGTGAAATTTTCATTTATATCAATTGACAATTCGCCTACGCTTCCTTTTCTTCCTGATTTTCTCATAGTTTTATTTCCAAGTCTGTTTCTCCTAATACAGGAAATATGGTTTTTTCAATTTGTCCTGTTTTTATGTTTTTAACACCAAATGAATATTTTTTTATAAGCACTTTACAAAATCTCTTATCTCCTTTTTTTGTTAAATCATGTTCTTCTAAAACTTCATAGTTTTTAATTTCGCTAAGTAAAACTGGTGAAATCTGAGTTTCTTTAAACCAAATTTTAGCAGTTTTCCAGTTTTTTAACTCTGATTTTAATACTTTGAAACCGAAATTTATTGTGTTTTCTCCGTTTTTTCTCGTAAGAGTTTGGTAATTATTTGAAAAAGATTCTATAATTTGTTTTTTTAATGCCGCTATATTTAGTTTTGATAAGTGGAAATGCTCTTCGTTCATTATTCTATCAAAGTTTGATACTGAATGATCTGAAATTCGTATTTTGTTATTTTCATCTATAATATAAAATGATTGTCCAAAATCTGTATCTGAAACATTTACAGACGGGAATGAATTTCTGCATTCTACGTTTTCAAGGACTTCTGAAACAATTTCTCTTAGGTCTGTCAATGTTATTTGGTCGATTTGTGTGGTTTTATTTGTCATTTTCCTATCGTTTTATTGTAGTACTAAGGTAGTGTAATTATTTATTTTTACAAAGCAATTCACAATATTTATTACAAATATTTTAAAATAATTTTGTCTGAATACTGATTGAATGCGATTGATTGATTAGGCCGTATGAATATCCGTATTGTAGTTTTCCTAAACGGAGATTTACGGAGGGACCTATCTCGAAGTAGCTGGGTGCTGCGCTGCCGGTTATACCTCCGTAAAGGTTCCAGCGTGGTAAGCGGGTGATTTCTACGGTTTTGGTGACGGTGCCGATTTTGGTTGTTCGGATTTCGGGTATTTCTGCATTACCTGAAAAGCTTATTTCCTCTAAATATCCGCTTACATCTGCCTGCCAGAACACTTTTCCAAAATCCATATTATAAATGCCAGCATAATGGCGTAGACTATCAGTTCTATTGGGTAAAGGTTTTTCAACTTTTTCATGGCTTATATTGTATATAGTAGTGTCTTTAAATTCGAATTCATATACAGTAGTGTCTATATTTGCCCAATTCCATGTTGTATCAGATATTTCAACTGTTTTCTTCTCAATCAATTGCTCACGGCTGCAATCGTTTAGAAAGAAAGTCATTATAGATATGATAATGGCGATATAGAGTAGGTCTTTAGCTTTCATAAACTTTTCATTCCTAAAAATTCGAAATGTGGAAGGTCTAGGAAGTTTTGGTCGGTGATGATTTCACCATCATTATCCCAATTTCCGCCCCATCTTAATATTATTCCTAATTCATCCGCTGAAGCATTGATGATTCCTGCTAAGAAAATGAGTGTTTTTTCATCCCATGTAGCCTTGCCATTTACCCAGCCGTAAATATCGACTGCATTTGAAGGATTTATATTGTGCTGACTTTTTTTATTAACACCATCGACATAGGTTACTATGCTTCCTGTCTTGGTTCGGCCTTGAGCGTATAGTTTCTGCTGCTCTTCTACTGTCCTATGTCCGCATGCTATACCGAAATCAACCGGTGATCGCTTGATCGATAGCTTCATTACTTGCTGAATTTCTTCTCTGCAAGAAGCTAATCTTTGTTTTGAGGTGTTGCCGAATTGATACATATTATTATTTACTTTTATCGTCTAAATCTTTTTTTATAGATTTTGCAGCCATTTCGTCTTTGAGGTTTAGCTTATTTTTGATGAAATCGAAAAATTCACCTCGTACTAACTTGAGAAAAATTAAATCTTTCATAATACTGAGAAAATTACGCATGGCAAACCAGCCAAAGAAAGCGTTTGTAAGCCAGAATAATGAGGGTTCTATATTGGCTATATTATGTGCCATAGCCATCATAAATACATGTGCCATTAATACAATAAAGCCACTACCAAATTTTTTGGGGTCAAATTGTTTCCCGCTTTTTACAGCAACTATTGCACCTGTAATAGTCTCAACAATTATTAAAAGCATGATTACGCCTATTGCTCGCGGAGGATCCCAAATCCACTCCTTTGCAAAAGCCATAAAAACGTTAAAACCTGCAAGGCTTGTTTGCAATGCAATAAAAAGAGTACTTTTTACGCCAAATGTTGTTTTGACCATTTGACTTACGGACTCAAAGCCCCATTCATTCATTAGCAGTTCATATAATGTGTTTGGTTTTTTATTCATCCTAAATATATGTTTGAGTCTTCATTTTGCTCATAGTCCGCATCACCTCCGAGTGGGCTGTAATAATCAGAATCATAGTAGATAGGAAATAAAGTTTCTTTTGCGTTTTTATCTAAATATCTCTTAGCTCTCATTAAGGAGTTATTCCCTATTGATTTGAGGCTGTAAAACTTCCTTTGAAATTGCTCTTGATCAGCGGGTGTTTTGGTCTCGTTTTCAGTACTTTTTGTGATCACTGAAACTGAGTTATTCTCAATTACTACAGGTATATGATTCATTGCCTCAGCTAGTGTAAGGTTAGCCAGTGCAATTCGTAAATGCTTTAAAACGGTTTTTTCATCTGAATTAGGCTCTTCTTTTTCAGCAATGTTTTCCAAAAAATCATAACCTACGGTATCGACTATTGTGAGGTTTTCGATATAATCTAGGTATGATATGAGCGCTTGAAATGTTAATGGGCTGTTGTCAATAGGTGCTAGCTTGTCAAAGGCTTGGTAATCCTTAATTAAAAGGCTCTTACTTGTGATTATAGCAGCATCCCAATTGGCTTCATCTGAAAGCAGCACTAACAATTGGTCAATTGCGATCAATGCATTTCTTAGTAAATATTGCCTGGCTTCTTCTTTTTGATACTTATAAGCTGATTTTTTGGAGGTGTCTTCATTTCTTTGGACGCCTGTATCGCTAATAGAGACCTGAATAATGTCGATAGCCGTTCCAAAAGTCTTATTGATGATAATAGCCCTGCATTTTTCAATGATTTCCTGCCTTTTTTCTTCTTCCTCTGCAGTAAGTGCCGGATCAGGGTCAGTTGTCAGATATTCATAGTAGGTTTTCCCTAAAAACTCATTTTTGAGCTTATCCTCTTGAATAGTAACTTCGGGCTTAATTTTTTTGAATGAAAAAGCAGCAGTTAGGCTTACGTATTCCTTAAGATCAATATTTTCGGTTACTAACTTCATGATGCTTGTTGTTGATTTTCTTCAAGGGGGTCCTTTCCTCTAGTATCTTCATTTGTGGGTGCTTGTGAAGGTTTTTCTTCTTCAGCTGGCGGCCGCTTAGATCGAATAGTGTATATCTGACCATCTCTGCCGAAATTATTGTATTCGTAAGCAAATTGGTAAGGCGTTAACACGATGTCTTGATGTGGCTTGATAATATTCTTATAAATATTGTACGCCACACGCTTATCCGAGCCACTTCCACCCGTTCCCTTGCTGCCTGGCTGTTGTCCTATTATGGTCGGATCCATTCCTAATGCATACATCAAATGAGAGCTGGCTTCATTGGAATCTTCAATATAAATTCCCGATTTCAGCTTATTATCAATCGCACTTATCGTCCAACCAGGGTATTCCTTTTGAAATTGTGGGTCTGAAAATTTAGTAATCATTAGAGAGTTACCCGCATTATCATTGCCTTTCATAAACTTTTCAAATCGCTCTAATTCCTTTTTTTGAATTTTAATTTTCTCTTTGGCCGCTAATTTATTAAAGCCTGGATATTTCCACTCCCACCATGCAGATGCGACTTCAATCATATATTTCATGGTGATTGATTCTTAAATAGAGCCTTTTTAAATGCCGGTATTGCCTGAGCCACCTCTAACCATCCCGATTTACGGACACTTTCCCAATCTGCTAAAGCATAGAAGTTTTCTGATTCAGTTGGGTATGATAATGGATATATGTATTTATAGGGCCTTTGATCTAACAGATCTTCCTTAGTATCATAGGGGTTCATTGCATCTACCCTTATGACTGATCGATGCTGTTCATTGAATGCATTCTCCCATTCAGCTGAGATATAGCAATCTTTCACAATGCCTCTACTGTCCTGCTCTCCCCATCTGCATTGGGTGGCTTTCTTGAACTCTACTGATTTGATCATCTGCCTATCAACTGATAGCACCAGTTCAGGGAAAGGATTAAAGAACCAATATAGGTCTCTATAGGCTCTAATAAGGTTCATGGATAGGCGGTTAGCTCTATTCCATTTCTCTACTACTCGATCATAGCAGGGTTTGAACTCTACTCCTTTGGCGGTCTCTACATATATGCCGTATTCAATACCCTGGTCATAGGCTATCCGGCTCTGCTTATCAATAGTAGTAGTAATGATTCCATTTTGCCGGCCTTCCTTTAATGCTCGCTGAGGAAATAGGTTATCAATACCCCAGGGTATTACTTTACCCATCTTATCGGTAACATCTTTGCTTACCTTTAAGTGAGTGGGTCTTTCATCTTTAGTCCTGACTATGGTCTCTAAATCTGAGGAATAACTAACATTTGCATTATCATTAACAACTATACTCATAATATGCGGTGACTATTAATGTCTTTAATAAGGAATAAGTGCACTGTTATTGTGCGCTTGTTAGGAAGGAGAAACTTCCTGATTGGATCAGGGTAATGATGTCCATCACATCGGATATCATCATAATGAATTATTTCTCCGCCTGTCTTTCGGTTCTCATCTGCAGTGCAGAAGGTGGCTGAAAAATTATGCCCTGAATCAATGATGCTTAAAGCTTCTTCCATTGTTAACATGCAAGCAATTAACAATTGATTTAAAAGGATTCGGAAGACAATTTTTATAAAAAATATTTTCATTCGTATATGCTTGTAAAATGAAACGCAATTGCTAATAATCCACAG